GCGGTCGATGGCGTCGGTCTTCGGGGGGGCGGGTTTGGGGGGGCGAGCGTCGCGGTTCGTTGGCCCCTTAGGAAGCCCTCGGAAGGCTAAGAAGCCAGCCGACGCCGCCTCCGCTGGGTCGGTAGCGGCTTCGCTTGCCTCGGCCCTGTCCGTGGCGTCCTCGGGAGGCGGCGTAACCACCCCGTCGCCGCCTTCCGCGCCATCGGCGGGCGCGGCGGCCGAGGGCGACGTGAGCACCTCTTCGCCCTCTTCCGGCTCGGGCGCGCCCATCTTGTCCTGCACCCACTTGCGCGGGATTTTCAGGCCCATCGGGACCAGGGTGCTGAGAGAGGTGGCCAGCAGCTGCATGTCCACCGCCTCGGGCAGCGGCATGACGATCTTGGGATAGACGCCCCCCGGCGGCGGCCCGTGGTTGAGATCGACCATCGGCCGCACCAGGTCGCGGTTCAGCGTATAGGTCAGCATGACGACGTCGGCCGCCATGATGTCGCGCCGCACCTCGTTGTGGACCTTGCCCACCGCATGGCCGCCGGCGATCGCGTCGGTGGTGGCCGTCTGGCCGAGGACGACCTTCGACATTTGCTGGTCGAGGTACTCCGCCAGCGACTTGTAGAGCTGCCCGGTCCCGCCGGCGCTCTGCCCCTTGCCGTCCAGGAACTCGATCTCCATCGACTTGGAGATCACCGCCGCCGCGTCCGACCCGATGTCGGCCACCGCGCGGGCCAGCTTGCGGATGTTGTCGCTGGTCTCGCCCACGTCGTGCTTGCCGATCCTCAGCGGCATGCCGAACACCTCGGCGAAGGCGACCCAGTCCTTGATCGTGTAGTTCTTGAACAGCCACGCCCAGGCGACGCAGCGGCCCAGGCCCGAACGGACCGGCAGGCCGCTCTTGGCAGGATGGCGATGGTCGATGAACTTGAACGGCGGCAGGGGCTGGGGCGCGACGGCGTCGCGCAGCAGCACGGTCTCGCCGTCGATCAGGTCGAACTGGAACCACCGGGGATCGCGCCGCTTCAGCGCGGCCGGCATCCACTGCCGGGCGCTCATGTCCCAGATGATCTCGGTCTCGGAAAAACCCTTGCCGACGGCGTCCAGCACGTCGAACAGCTCCATCTGCAGCTGGTCGCGCTTGAGCCAGTCGCGCACCAGGTCGGCGTCCTTCTGGGAGCGCGCGTCGGTCCCGCCCTCCTGGACGGTCAGCTCCAGCTGGGAGACCGCCCGCTTGCGGGTGCCGAGCACGCCCAGGTAGTGGAGATCCTTCTCCTCCATCTGCTCGGCCAGTTCGAGGTAGGTCAGCGGCCAGCCGTACTCGGCCTCGCGCAGCATCGCGGCCAGGCGCTGAGGCGTCAGGCCGTCGGCCGGATGCCCCGACCAGATGGTGCGGACGCTCATGGCCGAGGGGCCGGCGATCTCCTCCTTGAGGATGGCGGTCTCGATCGGGCGGCCGAGGTAGTCGACAAGGGCCATCAGATCGCGCCTTTCCTGCGGATCGCCCGGCGGAAGCTGGCGTTGCGCGTGTTGCGGTCGTCGTCGTCCCAGTCGCCGGCGCGATCGAGCGCCGTGCGCTTGGGCACGGGGGTGTAATCGAAGGACGCCGGGCCGGTGTCGGCCGCGCGGCACGCCAGGCCGGCGGCCCAGAAGCGGTCGGCGTGGACGTCGCCGTCATTGACCAGGCGCACCTGGCCTTGGGGACCGGACACCTTCTTGATCGCCCGCAGGTCTGAGCGGATGACCGGATCGGCGGGGACGCGGATAAGGCCGCGCTCGAAGCGCTGGACGAGCGATGTCGCCAAGTCGAGACGGTTGGGGCCGGTCAGGAGCACGCCCACGACGCGGTAGGCGCCATGACGCTGCTGGGCGTCCTCGACCACCTTCTCGCCCATGCCGGTCTGGTCGATCCAGCAACTGGCCACCCGCCGGCTAGCGAACAGGGCGTCCATCGCATCGTCCTGCGCCCGGAAGCTGACCCCATATTCCTCGTAGCGGTCGCGCAGCCACAGAACGTCGCCGACCAGCTCGAAGCCCCAGATGATCGCCCCGTCCTTGCGCCGCGCCACGTCTCGGCCGCCGTACCAGAGGCCGCCGGTGTACAGGCCCGGCTTTCCGGCGTCGGGGTGCTCGGCCGCCGCCAGGTCTTCCGGCTTGATCAGCGACCCCGAGCCGGCCCGGGGGATGCAGTCCAGCTCCTCGTCCGCGTTGTCCGAGTAGAAGGCGCGGATGTCGGCCTCGTATTCGAGCTTGCCCTCCGGCGTCGGCGTGTCGCCCTTCACCAGGCACACCCGCTCGTAGAGGCCGTCCGCCATCGCGTCGGCGAAGGTGATGCGGAGGGTATGGCCCTTCTGTTCGCCGGACTTGATCTTGTCGAGCAGCTCGTTGAACGCGTTGGAAACGCCGTCGTGGGTGGACACGACGATCACGTTGCCGCCCCATATGAGCATGGCCATGGCGGCCTTGAGCATCTCGGCCAGGTTGTCGTGGAAGGCGGCCTCGTCGAGGATGATCTGGCCCTGCATGCCGCGCAGCGACCGCGGCTTGGACGGTAGGGCGACGATCTTGAAGCCCGAGGCGAACTGGATGCGGAAGGCCTGGACCGGCTTGCCGTTGTCGTCCTCGAAGATTTCCTCGCCGGTCTCCACGCCGATGTGGCCAAACGACGTGGCCCACATGCCGCAGACGTCGATGAACTCGCGGGCCATGTCGAGGTTGTAGCCGATGTAGAAGGTGTTCTTGCCCCGCGCGGCCCGGCTGCGGGCGGCGCACAGCACGGCCAGGGACGCCAAGCCCCAGGTCAGGCCGATGCGCCGGCTCTTCTCGATCACCGCCAACGGCGAGGACGCACACAAGGCCACCGCCCTGCGCTGGTAGGCCAGCAACACGCCGTCCACCGGCCGGCCCCGCAGGGCGTCCGGGATCTCGGCCGGGGTCTTTTCGAAGGGACCCTGGATCACGCCGGTTGCTCCGACGGGACCAGGTGCGCCGGCAGCTGCCGGCGGAAGCGCCAGCACAGCCGTTCGAGATAGGCGGCCTGGCGCTCGGTCAGCTCCGGGGGCGCGGCCAGGGCGGCGCGCGCGGCCATGTCGCGGCAAAACCGCTTCTCCGCCGAGCCGGGCAGGAAGCTGCAGCGGCCGAGGGCTTCGGCCTGACGGCGCTGGCGCTCGTTCACCCCGCCACCCCCAGCACCTTGGCCATGATGAAGTCGGCAGTCTCCTGGCTGAGACCCTTTTCACCGGCGGCCTGCTTGACGGCGCCCACGGCCTTCTTGAGGGCTTCCTTCTGGATCGCCAGCGAACGGTCGGCGTCGGTCTTGAGGGCCGACGACAGGTCTTTGATCGACTTGGCGAAGAACATCAGGTTCTCGGGGTCGAGCGCCTGGTCCTCGCCCATGCCGGCCAGCATGTCGAAGGCCAGGGACTGGAAGCCCTGGGCCAGCACCTGCAGGCCCTTGCCGTCCGCGACCTGGGGGCCGATCTGCGCCACCAGGCGGTCGGTGATGTCCTGGCTGCGCTGGATGCGCGCCGAGATCGCCTCGAACTGCTGAGCGTAGCGGCCGATCGACGAGCGCGACGGCAGCTCGGCCTCGTCGGCCGTCAGGCCCTTGAGGTGCGCCACGATCCGGTCGAGCGGCACGCGGTCGCGCAGGAGGCGGTTGATCTCCTCGCGCAGCTCCGGCGACAGGTCGTAGACTTTGGAGCGCCCGGCCATCGGTCAGCCGCCCGGCGAGGGACGTTGCACCCCCGGCTGAATGGCGCGGCCGTCGGCCACGTCGAGACCGCGATCGGTGATCCTGGCCACCACCACCGTGGCCACGTCCTTGGTCGAGATAAGGCCCTGCTCGGCCAGCCACGCCAGCTCGGTCCTGATCTGGTCGCGGGTCGCGCCGATGCCGAACTCGGTGGTGACCGAGTGGATCATCGAGCTGTTGGCCGAATAGCCCTGAGCGCCCGCCAGCATGCGCAGGATCGTCAGGCGCAAATGTTCGGTCGCCGCGCTCATGTGTGGGCCCTGTTATCGAGGGCCTGGCGGATGAGGATGTTCTCGATCCGGTCGATGCCCGCCTTGGCGTCGCCGACGACCTGGCCCAGCTCCTTGACCGAGCCTTCCACGCGCGCGACGTCGGCGCGGCTCGCCGAGTGCTTGATCGCGTTGGCGTGGTCCTGGAGCGTCAGGGCATGTCGATCCAGGTCGGCGCGGATGCGCTCGGCCGGGGGCGTCTCATGCCAGCGATCGGCCGCCAACTGCGCGGCGTCGATCCGATTCTCCAGCTGCTTGGCCAGGCCGTTCTTGCGCCAGCGGGCGTCGCGCTGGGCCACGTACACGGCGCTGGCGCAGGCGACGAAGGTGCAGCCCGCTTCGAACAGGGCGAGCCAGCCGGGGAGATAGTTGGGGGGCGGCGTCAATCAAGCGCTCCGATACAGGCGGCGGCCCCGCTCAAGGGCCTCCTGGCAAAACAGACAGCGGACGGCGGACGGGATGGCCTGGCGCCGCTCCGGCTCGATCGGGTCGGCGCAGTCGGCGCACGCCTCCGCGCCTTCGCAGCGCAGGGCGCTGACCACCTGGTGGACGGCCATTTCGCGGGCCTGCTCGACGCGGATCTGGGCGAGGTCGACGTCATCGGCCATCAGCCCGTGCAGCCCTTGAGCAGGGCCCTCACCACCAGGTCGTCGGCCGCCAGGTTGTCGCCGTCCTCCAGGAGCACGCGGACCCGGAACAGCATGTTCGCCTCGACCTGGGCGTAGGCGGCCTTGTCGGCCGGGTTCGCCTTGAGCGCCGCTTCGGCCCCGGGGAACGGAACGCCGCTCACCAGGCGCGGATCGAGGAGCGCGGCCAGCGGCGCGGCCCCCGGATCGGCGGCGCACTTGGCCGTGACGATCACCGAGGTGGGCGTGGGATCGGCCGTGGCGATGACGGTCGCGGGCTTGGGCGGCGTCGGGGCGTCCGCGCAGGCCGCCAGGGCTAGCGCCGGGACCAGGACGGCGCAGAGGGCGAGCAGGCGCGTCAACGGGCCATCTCCTTGAGGATCAGGGTGTTGGGGGCTAGGCAGGCGTCGTCGCCGGCGGCGGCCGTCCGGTCGGAAGCCGCGCCCTGGCGCAGGGCCTGGACCTGGGGGGCCGTCTGGGCGGCCTGCACCGCGGCGGCCTTGGCCCGCGCGTCGCTGGCGGCCTTGTAGGCGGCGATCGAGGCGTTGGCGGCCACAAGCCCGGCATTCAGCTGGCCATTGGCGGCGAGGTAGCTCTTCGAGGCCGACGCGGCGGCCAAGTACTCGGCCTGCCAGGTGGCCTTGGTGGCGGGGTCGATCAGGGCGGCCTTGGCGGTCGCGAGCAGGCCGCACAGATGGATCAACAGCAGGACCAGCAGGGTGATCAGCGCGCCGGCGACGGCGGCCAAGGCGGCCGGGCTGGCGAAGATCGCCTTGGCCATGTCGCTGATGGCCGTGGCCGCGCCCACCGTGGCGGCGCGCGCCGGTTGCCACAGGGCGGCGACGCCGCCGATCACGGCGGCCAGCACCGGGCCGACCACCGGGATGAAGGTGACCGCGTGGGTCAGAAGGGCGAGGATCGCATCCATGTCGGTGCACCTGGTCGAGCGCCACCCTGGCGACCGCGAGGCGTCCCGCGATCGCCAGGGCTTCGCCCCCGAGGCTTAGGCCGCGCCGCCGGCCGGGTCGGTCCCGCCGGCCGCGTCGCCGGACGCGCCGCCGCTGTTGTCGGCCGCCCCGTCCTGGGAAGCGGCGTCGCCCGCAGGGGCGGGCGCGATGGCGGCGACGGCGGCGGTGACGGTGTCGGCCGCCGTGGTCACGGCGGTTTCCGCGTCGGCCAGGTCGGCCGTGCGCGCCGCCTCGGACGCCGTGACGGCGGCCTGGACGGCGGCGGCGGTGTTCTTGGGGATTGCGGCGGCGGCGGCGTTGAGACGATCGATCTGCGCTTGCAGGGTGGCGCTGATGCCCATGAGTTCGGCTTCCACGTCCGAGGATGAGAATGCTTGGCCGCCAGCGGACGATCCGGCGGGAGCGTTGATGTGAAGGCGCACGGACGTGACCGGCCCGGCGGCGTCGTCCATGGCGGAGCCGCTGCGGCGCCCCAGGCGATGGCCGAGGGCGAACGCGGCCACGACGGTCGGCACGGCCGCGAGGGCGAACATGTCGATCATCAGTCCATGCCCTCCGCGATCTTGCGCAGCAGCCAGAACGGCGCGTAGACGACCGCGCCGGCCAGCACGGCCGCGCCGAAGCCCAGGGCGAAGGAGCCGAGGTCGAAGCTCATTGCGGGCCGCCCGGGGGGCGCACGAAGCGACCGAACAGGCTCTTGCTTTCGACGGCCGCGCCCAGGCGGCGCAGGTCGGTGACCGTGGCGCCCACCACATAGACCAGCACGAGCAGGACGATGACGAGCAGCAGCCCCGTGGCCAGGTAGCGCAGGGTCTCGGCGTCCTGCACGCGCGCCACCAGCAGGTAGAGCAGCGCGCACATCAGGGCCGTCAGGGCGAAGGCGTAGACGCGCCGCCAGACCCAGCTGACCTCGGGCATTTCAAGGGCTTCTTTTGGGCCGCCCTGGGGGTTCTGAACGTCAGACATGGCCGAGCGCCTCCGCGCGATTGAGCCAGGCGTTGAGGAAGCGAAGCTGCGCGGGATCGGCGACGCAGATGGACCGGTAGTGGTCCATGGCCGCCTTGCGCACCGCCTCGACCACCACGTCGCTGTGGTGGACCAGCAGGGCCTGAGCCAGGGCGTCGCGGGTGATGTCGCCCAGGTCGCCGTCCACGGTCACCGTCTGAGGGCCCACGGCGTTGATCGCCCGCTGAAGGATTCGGTAGGCGCCCACCAGGCCGCAGTTGATGGCCTGGTCGAGGATCATGCCGTCGATCGGCGCGGGCAGCGTGCAGATCGCGCCGCGCACCCACAGGCAGCGCTCGTAAAGCTCGGCCGCCAAGTCGGGCGTCAGGTCGCGGATGTCCGCGTCGTCCAGATCGTGGTTGCCGTCCAGGTCGAACGCCTGGGCCACGACGGGGTCGATTTGTCCCTGCGCCTGCAAGAAGCGCAGCGTGACGCCGCAGTTGGTCAGGCCGCCGCGATCGCCGGGCGTATCGGACAGGCCGCCCTCTTCCGGCGCGATCGGCGCCCACACCACCAGGAACCGCGCGTGCTGCGCGGCGGTGTCGTCGGCGATGATTTTGGCGATGGCCCCCATGGGTCCGAAGGCTAGAGCCTTGGCCGTGGGCGTATCACCCTGAACTAATTCAGGGTGAACTCAGAATAGATCGGGCTGGGAGGAAGAGGTTTTCTCGCCTTCTTCAAGCACCTTGTAAACCCAGCGCTCGGTGATCTTGAGGATGCGGGCGGTCTCGGCCCTCGTCTTGCCGGCGCGGTCGAGGCGCAGGATCTCGGCCCGGCGCTGGGGCGACATGGGCACATCGATGTCCACGCCGTGGAAGGCCCCGGCCAGTTGCTCGGCTGCTTCCTGGCCGATGGCGACGGTGATCGGATGGTTCGGCCCAGGCCGGGCGCGGATGTACAGGCGACGGCCGCCGAAGGCCTCGGTCAGGCGGTGGAAGGCGTCATTTCCCAGAAGCCGGCGCAGGTTCGAGACCGTTGCCTCCAGGCCCTCGTAATACTCCGCGCTCATGCCGCCCATCCCGTGGGCCAGACGTCGAGCGGGATCTGCAGGGTGCGGTCGGTGCCCTCGAACCCGACGATGGCGTAGAGCCGCCCCTTGCGCACGAACACCGTGGCCACCGGCAGCGGGGCGCGGCCGTCCTCGCGCTGCTCGACCAGGATCCGCAGGCGCGCGGAGGTCAGGCGCAGCGCCAGGCCGATCGACATGGTCTCGAAGGTGGCGACGGGCTGTTCGGAACGGTGGATCGAGGCGTTCAATGGACAATCCCCTTCACCCGGTCGAGATAGGCTTCGGCCCGCAGCGCCTCGGCCGTGGCCTGGCGCAGGGCCGCCTCGCGCTGGCGGATCTGTCCATAAGGGGCGCAGCGGAGCTTGCGGGCCGCCTCGGCGCGCGCCCGGTGCGCGGCGTCGACGTCGGCCAGGGCCTCCTGCTCGTCCTTCCAGGTGAATAGATCGGCGCGCACGGCCTCAGGCCTCCGGGTCCGGCTGCAGCGCGCGGATCTCGGCGGCCAGCTGATGGATCGTGGCGTCGAGGTCGGCGCAGCTCTTGGAGATGTCGGGGCGCCCCAGCTTGGCGCACATGGCGGCGACCAGGTTGCGGCGGAGGGTCGGCAGCTGGCGGTCGCCGGCCGGGACGATTTGCGACCAGCCCGCGCGCTCGGCCATCGCCTTGAGCGCCTCGATCAGCTTGTAGGACTGGCCGGCGTCGGCCCACTCCAGCTTGTCGACCCGCAGCTGGCGGCGGCCGAACGACTCCAGCGCGCGGTCCGACGGGTCGCGCACCACGCCCAGCTGGTGGAGCGAGATCCACATCGCCCGCGCCTTCTTCGCCATGGGCGTGCTGGCGGCCTTGGGCGCGGTCGGCCGGGGATCTGTTTGTTTGCCGGTGGCCGGCTCTGTTTGTTTGTCCGGGTTCACAAACACGGCCGGCTTCCAGCCCTTGGCCCCGAACTCCTTGAGCACGGTGGCGAGCTGGCCCATGGAGCAGAGGCTGGCGCTTTGCTGGCCCGTGATGCGGAGAAGGACCGCCCGATAAGTGGCCTCGTCCAGGCCCAGCTCCTTGCGGGCGATATGGACCTTGCCCAGCATCGCCCGGCGGATCTGGGCGGTGGTGTTGTAGGGAGCTGGGGCGGTCATGCGGCCACCTGTGGCCGAGCGTCATGGATCACGCCGTCGAGGGCGCGGCCGGCGGCTTTCTTGCCGACGCGGAAGACCTGATCTGGCAGGGCGGTACGATCGGGGCAGAAGCCCCACTCCCCGTTCTGCTTGTGGTGGTAGGGAACCCCCGCCGCCGCACACTGATCACGGATTGCCCTGAACCAATCTGGATGGCTCGGCCGGGCCTTATGCTTGCCCTGGTCGGTCTCGCCGCCGGTGATGACCCAGTCGATGCAGCTTGTGTCGGGATGGGCATGGACAGTGTCGCCGTCGCAGTCTGGGCAGATGCCGACGAACTCCGCGCCACTGCAGGCTGGGCAGAACTCACCGAACCCCGATGAAATTCCGTCGCAGCTCGTGCAGCGCTCCTCAGGAGGCGATCGCCAGGAGCGCCAGCCGCATTCGGCCCTGCACTCGTATCCGCCAGGAAGCCAACGCATCAGATCCACCGGCTCCAGCAGCGGCTCCATGCTGACGAAGGCGAAGGCCGGATGCAGCCCGGCCTTCGCGTCCAGCAGCTTCGGGATGTCGCGGTCGGCTTCCGCCTGGGTCACGACCGTGCAGCCGATGGCGGCGTTACGCGGCCACAGCGACTGGCCGAGCCCAACGGACTTGGACCATTTGGCCCGCAGTTCGGGCGTGATCGCCTGGGCGAATAGCGCCGCGATGTTGCCCGGCCGCTTGGTCAGCAGCAGCCAGGTCAGATGCGGCGTCGCGTGGATCAGGTCGAACAGGTCGCGGCGCCACTCCCACGGCACAGCGTTGTCAAACACGTCGGCCAGGGAGGCGCAGAACACGAAGCGCGCCGGCGGCGCGGGCAAGCCATTGTCGTTGGCATACTTGACCTTGGCCGCCTGCTCCCGCTCCCACTTCAGCGGTTCGGCCCAATAGGCCTCCGACGTGCGCTGGCGCTCGCCGTGCGGTCCCCACGTCACCCGCTTCAGGCGCGTGGCCATCAGGTTCTCGGCGTAGCAGCCGTCGCACGCGGGGCTGAGCTTGGTGCAGCCGATCCACGGGTTGAACGTGTCGTCGGCCCAGGAAATGGCGGTGTTCTGGGCCATCAGCGTTCCCCCTTCGTCGCGTCTCGGGCGCGGTCGAGGATTTGCAGCGCCCGGGCGATATCCGGCTTCTCGCCGGTCAGGGCGTCGATCGCGGCGTCGATCTGGGCCCGGGCGGCGTGGAGTCGGCCGGTCATGTCGTGACGGCCGATCTGATAGGCGAGGAACTCCCGCTCGCTGGGCACGGCCTCCAGCGCCCAGTTCCACGCCCGCCGCGCCAGCTCGGCCGCGAGGTTCTTCCGCTCGGCCTCGGTCAAGTGCCCGGCGTTGACCAGGCGCTTTTCGGGATAGGCGTCCATCCGGTCGGCCTGCTGCAGCGCCTGCTCGACCACGGCAGGGTCGGCCCCGGCCTTAGCGATCAGGGCGGCGTAGGCGCGCAGGGTCGCGGACGCCTCGCTGTCACGGCCGCGCAGGAAGAAAGTCGGCTCCTCGGCGGGGATGCTGCTGAGGTGAAGGCGGTGGTCGAGATCGTCGCGGCCGGTTTTCACGCTGCGGCTCCTCTGAGGGTGAAAGCTATGCCCAGGCTTTCGGACACCTGGGTCCACCGGCCGCCGGCCTCGCGGCAGCGGGCGGTCGCGGTGAAGCGGACGCCGTCGGGCGACACGAACAGCGCGGTGACCGTGGCCCCACGCGCAGTGCGGCGGACCTTGATGGTGGCTGGGCGCTGCCAGTCCGCGCCGACCAGGTCGAACAGCTCGATCATGGTCTCGGACCAGGCGCGCTCGTAGACGACGGAGGTGCGTTGGCGGCGCTTCATGACGCCTCCGCCCGGCGAAGGACCGCGAGACGCTGGAAATCGCGCTTAAGCTGTTCGAGCCGGTGGCTGCATTCGGCGATCTGGGCGGACACAAGCCGCATGCTTTCGGCGACGTCTTGCCGGGAGACGATCTGGTCGATGGCCTGGGAAATCAGCCACCTTTCCTCGTCGTCGCCTTGAGCCAGGCGCAGGCCGACCTGCGCGATTCCATACCGCACGGTGGCGCGGTCGCGGTTGATCGGGCGGCCGATCATGCTCGGCCCTGCGTCCGGCCGGACGAGGGTGCAAAGGTACATACCGCGCTGCCGAACCCGGACAACCGGGGGAAGCCGGGAGCCCCCTCCAAGCTCGCCGTGGGTAAAGCCACTCAGTGCGCCGGCGACCCGGTACACTTCCCTCAGGTTGATCATGACGCCATCGCCCTTTGCACGGCCTTGGCGTTGCGGCGGTCCCAATCGGCCGCGGACATGCCCGCTCCGCCGATGGCCGTGTGCTGGGCGCAATAGGGGCCGTCTCCGTCGCGGGATTCGGCGCAGAACAGCTGGTCCGCGCCGGTCGCCAGACCCACCGGCCAGCGGCAATGGCGGCCCTGCAGCTGCACCAGGCGCAGGGGCTCGGGCGAGGACCACACGACGCCGGGGGGCTCGATCGGGGGCGCGGGCGGCTGCTCCGACAAAGCCCGCTCGCGGGCGACCTTCGTCTTGACGATGGCCGCGCCGATCAGCCCCGACGCGCGCTTGGCGGGCGCTGGCGCGGCGTGCCGCCCCGACTTGGAGAGCCCGAGGCGATGCACCTTGGAGATCACCGCGTTCCTGGTGGTCCCCGGCAGTCGCTTGGCGATCTGGCTCGCGGACAGCCCCTCGACCTGCCACCAGGTCGCCAGCTGCTTTTCGTTCTGCTCGGTCCAGATCACGCGACCCTCCCCACGAGGGGCTCGGCGCGCTTGAGCATGTCGAGGAAGGCCTGGCGCGCGGGATGGAACAGCCGGCGCACGTGGGCCTCGATGCCCTCCAGGGCGTCGAGCACGACGGCCTGCTCGGCCGGGGTGACCGGGGCCTCGTCGCCGAAGGCCGCGCGGCGGCGCGCGATCTCCTCGACCAGCTCCTGCTCGAAGTCGGACAACACGTCGCCGAACGCCTGGGACAGCACGCCCAGGCGGGTGTGCTTGATCAGGAAGTCGCGGGACGGCGCCGCGAGGACGGGGCGGTTCGGGGCGCTCATAGGTGCAGCCCCAGGGTGCGCAGGGCGACCAGGATCACCACCGTGGCGACGACGCCGCCGGCGATGGCGCCTTCCATGAAGCCGGCTTGGAGACGGCGCCTCATGACGCCACCTCGACCAGCTGGGCCTCGAAAGGCTCGATGATGAAATCCTCGCCCTCGGAGCCGATCGACACGCCCGCGACCCGGCGCGCGACGTCCGGCTCTCTGAGCATCGCCTCCTTGTCAATTTCCTCGCTGGTGCGGATGAACTGAAACAGGCCGTAGCGCTTGAAGGTCTCGATGATCACCTCGACCCCGCGCACCGTCACTCTAGGCGGTCGGGTGCGCCAGAACACCTTGCCGGTGGCCAGCTGGACGGTCTTGGTCTTGTCGCCGGTCAGGGCGGAACGGTTGGCCTCGCACCATCCCTGGACCTGGCTCTGGGCCAACTCCAGCTCCGCCTGCAGGGGCAGAGCGGCGCTCTGATGCCGCTCCTTTACGGCGGCAAGCTCGTCGCCGAGGTCGGCGTCGCGGCGCTTCAGTTCGCGCTGCAGCTCGCCGATCCGGGCGACCAGGCGCTCGGCTTCGGCGCGGGATTGGGCGGCCGGCGCGGCGGGCGCCTTGGCCTTGGAACGAGCCATCAGAAACTCCTGTGAGAAGGCCTGCGCACGGCCAGGGGCCGATGCGTCCAGGCGAGGAAGAGGAAGGTCAGCCAGCGGCGCAGGGGGCTCATGTCCGGCCCCCATCGATGACGACCAGGTGGCCGCTGAAACGCACCGGCTTGCCGCCCTTGTGCAGGGCCGACAGGCCTTCGAGCGTGATCTCGAAGTGCTCGTCGTCGCGGAGTTTCTCGTCGATCTCGGCGAGGCTGCGGTAGGCGCGGTCCTTGATGGCCGCGAGGCGTTCGGGCGAGAGCTGGCCCGTCTGAGCCAGGGTGACGATCTGGCGCAGGTCGCGGCGCAGGGCGTCGGTGGGGTTGACGAACAGCATGGCGCCCTCCCTCACGCGGCCTGGCGGGACTGCTGGGTCCACGCCTGCTTGAGGTGATCCAGCACGCGGTCCTCGCCCTGGCTGGAGGCCAGGAAGGTGGCCATCTCCATGACCTGGGTCAGGTTGCGCAGGTGGCCCGGCTGGGCGGCGACGGCCGCCAGGAACTCCAGCTCGCGCGGGTGCTTCACGCCCCAGGCCGCGCACAGGACGGCCACATCGTTGGCCGTGGGCTTGCCGTAGACGTGGGGCATGGACACGCGGCTGAACAGCTGGGCGAACTCGGCCTTGCGCGCGCCGCCCTGCAGGCGGGTGAGCACCGTGGCGTTGCCCCCGAACACGATGCCCGCGCCGATCTCGTCGTGGATGGCGCGCAGCACTTCCAGCGAGACGTCGGTCAGATGCTGGGCTTCATCGACGATCAGAAGGGCGTCGGAGCCCGCCAGGCGGTCGCACAGGATGCTCATCAGGTTCTGGGTGTTGGACCCGGGCTGGTGCGCCCCCAGGGGCTTGAGCAGCTTGTTCAGCATCGCGCCGGGCGCCCGCGTGGCGGGGTTCATGGCGCCCAGGTGCACGTTGGGGTGCGTGGCCTGGTACTGCAGGAACGAGGCGGTCTTGCTGATGCCCGGCGGCCCGCAGACCACCGCGATCTTGCCGCGCTGGGCCCAGGAGCACTGGGCCATGATCTTCCTGGACGTCTCGGTCGGATGGAAATGCGGGATGTCCGGCGCGTCGATCTCAAGCCGGGTGCGCTCGTCGTGCGAGCGGAAGAACCGCGCGACCTTCCACGCCACCTTGCGGTTGTCGCCGGCGTAGCGGCCCGGTCCCCACTGAGACAGGGTGCTGCTGGCGATGTCGGTGGCGATCCCCAGCTGGCCCCAGCTGTATCCGTTGGCGTCCCGGAAGGCCATCAGCCGGACGCGCAGGTCTTCGACCTCCGCATCGCTGAAATCTTCCTGTCCTCTATCGACGTTCATGGTACCTATTCCTCTGCTGTACTGAGGGCCGCGAGGCCCGGAGACGGGCGCGGGGGTGCAACCCCGCGCCCGAATTTCATGGTCGGGTGCGCAGGCGATCGATGCCGGCGCTGAACATGTCGATCACCGAGGCGGGGTCGCGCGTCGGCGCGGGCGACGCCGCCGCAGCGGCCTGAACAACCACTCCTCGACCGCGCACCGCGCGCACCACCGCCGGCGGTTCGGGCTGGTCGTCCTCGATCGTGCTGGGCAGGAAGGCCGCCAGCTTGTCGGCGTCCATGATGCGGGCGATCTCCTCGGCCCGACGGGTCGAGCGGCGCAGTTCGCTTTCCTGTTTCGCCCGCCGCTTGGCGGCCTCCGCGTCCAAGAATGCGGGCTGCTCGAGCAGCGGGGCCGTGCCGATGAACTCGCCGTCGACGCTGTAGACGTGGACCGGCAACAGCAGGTCGTCGGGGTCGAACCGCACGATGGCGCGGCGGCCGGCGATCGCGTGAAGTTCGGGCGTGAAATAGGTGTTGCCGTAGAGGCGGACCGCGCCCGAGCGCCGATCGACCGAGGTCAGCTCGCCCGCCAGCAGCGCCAGGCGCATCTGCGCCTCGGTGGCCATGCCGATCGGTGCGGTGCGGCGGGACTCCTCGTAGACCTGGTCGAAGCTGCGGCCGTTGGCGGTCTCTGTGCGCCGGCCGAGGCGCGCGTTGTGGGCCTGGATGCCCAAGGCCACCACCGTCTTGAAATCGGCCAGGGCGACGGCCTTGGCGCCGTAGTTTTCAGGCTTGGCGTCGGGCTTGTTGCCGGTGTAGGCGCCGTCGCAGGCCGGGTGTTTGCCCACCGCCTCTTCCAGGTCGCGGAACGAGCGCTCGATCGGCTTGGATTGGCCGCGGTACGGGGTGGCCCAGTGGATCTTGACGCCCAGCTGGGTCAGCAGGCCGGTGGGCTCTTCGGGCAGAGGCTTGAACCGGAAGCGGTTGGACACACCGCCGGTGATCCACTTGGAGGCGAAGGCCCGGCCGTTGTCCATCAGGCAGCCCTTGGGGATGCCGTGGGTGCGGATCAGGTCGCCGAAGGCCAGTCGGGTGAGCACCGCCGACTCGCTCTCGCCGATGCGCCAGGCGAGAATTTTCCGCGAATAGACGTCCTGGATCATGACCATCATCGGACGGGCGATGCGGCTCTCTGGACCCGGCCATTTGACGAACACGTCCCAGCGGTGGCCGTCGATGTTGACCAGCTCCAGGGCGTGGAGCGCCGCGACGCTGCGCTGCTGGGGCGGGATCACCTGGCGCAGGGCCTCCTGGCCGTTGCGGCGCATGATCACCACGCGCGGGTCGATCTCGCGCTCCAGGCGGCGCTGGAAGGTCTTGACGTGGGGCAGCTCGCCCCAGCCCTGCTCCTTGGCGGCCTGTTGGGCGCGGGCGTAGGACCCCGCCCAGGTCGGCTTGGACGGGCGCAGATAGTCGGCGACGAAATAATCCCAGGCCTTGGGATGGATCGCGGCCTCGGCGCCGCCGCCCTGGCGGCGCGGCGCCAGGTGGGCCAGCCGATCGTGGACCGATACGCCGGCCACCAGGCCGATCCAGTTCCATAGGGTGGCGTTCGAGACGCCTTGGGCGGCGGCGGCGGCCGAGATGGCGGCCGTGCGGGTCTGGCCCTGGCGCTCGAGCGCCTCGACGGCGTCCACCGCGCGCTGGCGGCGACGGGCCTCGGCCTTGGTTTTCTCGGTCTGCTGCTCGTACCAGGACCACAGCTGCCCTGCGGTGACCGGCTCGCCCCGGTCAGGCTCGTTGTCGGGGGTGAGCAGGCCGCGCCGGGCCAGTTCGGTGGCCGCGCGGGGCGGCAGGAGCGCGATGTTGTACTCGAATCCGCCGCCGCGTCCGGCCCGGGCCCGGGCGAGCGGCGCGCCGCCGGCGTCGGTGCGGAAGGCCCAGCGATTGTCGCTGGCCAGTTCGTTGATCTTCCGCTTGGTCTGCGGAAGCCCCGGCAGGGCCAGCTCGGCCAGTTCGGCCGCTGTGAACCACGTCTTGTCGCCCCCCCCAGGACCCATCAGCGTCGCTTCCTCGTGAGGTTGATGGCGGGCGCGACCTTTTTCAGGACGCGTTGGCGCTCTTGCAGCTGATCGAGGAGCACCTGGATGTGGCCCATCTCGACCGTGAGCACTTCCTCGCCGACCACCAGCTTGCAGCCGATCAGGTGCAGGAGGCTGTCCAGGATGTCGAAGCGCTGGGTCTCCGCGATCAGGGCCAGCATGCGCGCGAACGAGATGTTGTGGCCCTCGCGCGCCTCGGCCGCGTAAGCGTCCAGCATCATCTTGGTGACGTCGTCTTCCAGCAGCGCCGAGACGCCGCCGGCGATCTCGAAGCGCGAGCGGGGGTCGTCCTTGAGGATGCGGCCCACGGCCGAGGCGATCTTGCGCTCCAGGTTCGCCAGCGAGCCCTCGCCGGCGACTCCGGCCGGCGTCTCGAAGTCGAAGCCCAGCTGCTGGGGGTTGAAGGCGGGGCGGCGCTTAGTCATCCGCCGGTTCCTGCAGCTGCTCGTAGCCCTCGGCGATCGCGGCCTGCAGCCGATCGACCAGGCGGTCGATCTCGTCGATCACGAGGGAGTCGACGTCGCCCCAGTCGGCGGCGAGCTGGAGCAGGATGCGGCGGATGCTGGCGACGCGGCGATTGGTCCGCGTGCGGAACGGCGCGAGCTGGATGCCCAGCCATTGAGCGTGGGTCTGGCGCTTAGCCATGCGACTGCCTCGCGCGTTCGGCCGCGAGCCGGGCCTTGCGGTCGGTCCAGGTTTCGAACAGGTGCTCGTCCCAGTTGTTGGGGACGCTGCGGCCGGGCTCGATCTCGTAGGCGTGGACGGACTGCCCCTTGGGCGGCTCCTTGCGCGGCGTGCCCCGGGCCGTCAGGCCGGCGGCCAGATAGGCTTTGCGCTTGCCGCCGGGCATCATTCGGCGTCCCCCCGCCTGGAGGGCGACGGCCGGCCGTCCCGGCCTAGCGCTTTGGCGGTCCGATCAACCGTTCCGTGATCGCCGCCATGCGTCGAAGTCTTCGGCTTTCCCGTGTGTCCGGCGCGCTTTGCGCCGCCTTTCGCAACGCCGCGTCGGCGAGCGTCAGGGCGAGGAAATACGTCGATCGCGGCTGGTTCGCCGGCGGCGTCCTGGTCCACAGATGGGTCAGCAGGTAGGCGCTGTATCCCATCCAATTCGGCGATTTGCGAGCCATCGGCACTCTCCTGGGCCAAGGGGGCCAGAATAGCCCGCAAGTCGGCCGGTAGGCGCGGGTCGCGAACAACGACGTCGGCCAACACGGCGCGAACGGAGCGGACCGAGAGCCGGCTCCATAGCGCCGCGAACTGGGATTGAAGCTTGTCTTGTCCCTGCAGCGGCAGTGGTCTCTGGCGGATGATGTCGAGGGCGGCCGAGACGGTCTTCGCGCCGGCGACCAGGTGCTCGACGACGGCCCTTTGATCGGCTTCCGAGAGCAGCGCGAGGGCGCGCAGCTGGCCCGCATTGGAGGCCACCGGCAGGCCGCGTAGCCGGGCGGCCAGGTCGGGGCGCAGGCCCCGGTGCAGGGCCAGGTCGCGACGAATGGTGCGGGCGTTCAGCCCCAACTTGTCGCCGACCTGCTCAGACCAGCCGTATGCAACGGACATCGTGTCCGTTGCATCCTGGGCATCGGCGGCGAGGGCCTTTGACCAGCGGGTTTCCGCCGATACCGCGCGACCGTCCTTCTGGGGATCGACACCGGCGCGGACCTTATGGATCGTCACCAACTCGGCGACGAACGCGGCGCGGTCGATCGGGTCGAGCCCCTTGCGCCACAGGTTTTCGGAGATCTCGGCCGCGCGCCGGGCCAGCGCGTCGGCGTCCACCAGGACGACCTTGAGCGCAAGGCCGGCCGTCAGGGCGCCATGATGCCGGTGGCCGCCTGTGACGAGACGGAAGCCCGCCTGCCCCGGCAGGCGGCAGACCTTGCACGGGTCCTGCTGGCCTTCGGCCGCCATGATCTTGCCCAGGGCCTCGCCCCAGGCCGAATCGATCGGCCGCAAACGGTCCACCACCTGGATCTCGCGCGGGTCGATTTCGAACACCTGATCGACCGGAACGAGAGCCGAAGAGGCCTCTTTGACGCGCAGGGTTGTGGCGGGGGCCATGTCTAGGCCGCCCCGCCATTTAGACGGTGCGTGTCCCGGTTTCGGGACGTATTATCCGCCTTGGTTCCCTTGAAACGCCCGGGAAAGAGACGGTCGATGGGTTTTCCGACATATGCGGCGATGGCCTCGGCGGTCCGTCGCGAAGGCTTGCCGCGCAGGACGTCGCGAACCGAGTCGAGCGGAAGATTCTCGGCGCGCTCGAACGCGCGAGCCGAGCCATACCCCTTCCTCAGCTGCGCCTTGATATCTTCGGGGTGCATTCGAAATCGACTCTCTGAATGAGGGCGCCAAGAAAATCCCAGTCACGGGATTTAGAGCCCGAAAACTCGAATGGTCAAGTCGAACCTTCGGGGCGGCGGGCGCTGCTGCCCGAATTTCAGGAGCGCCTGAGGCAGGCGTTGGATGGAAAGGTCGCGGCGCATGTCGCCAAGGGGGCCGGCCTTCCGCCCCAAACACTCGATGGCTATCTGAAAGGGTCTTTCCCCAGCGCCGATCGTGCGTTCGCCCTGGCCGACTCGCTCGGCGTGGATCCGCGATGGCTCGTTCTTGGCGTGGGCGAGCCGCACCGCAGCTTCTCCGACAATTCGGATGACGACTGGCTTGTGCTCCCGCACTTCGATGTCAGGGACTTCGGCGAGCACGGAAAGCCCGAGCCGAAGGAGCATGTGCGCCTTCGTCGGGACTGGCTTCAGGGGATTCGAGCCAGCACCGGCCTATGGCTGGCCGACATGCCCAGCGACGCCATGCCAGAGATCGCGCGCGAGGGGCAGACGATCGTGTGTCAGGACCCGACGTCGCCGCTGGTCGACGGGCGGGTCTACATCTTCATGCTCGACGGGCGACTGGTGGTCCGCAAGCTTCAGTTTCGACCGGACGGCATCGCACTAAGGACCAACGATCCGTCCACGCCGATGATCACCTTGACGGGCGACCACGCTAATACGTTAATACCGGTCGCCCGCGTCCTTGGAACGATCAACCTCAGCCCGGTGTGAACAGAGATGACCGCCAAGGCCCCGCCCGCACTCAGCGCGCGAAATAAAACCCTGCTCGGGACGGCGGTCATCATTGGCATTTCGATACCCGTGGCCGGCCGAATGTTCACCGACTGGCTCTTTTCTCCCCCTGCCCCAGTATCCGCGCCCGCGCCGGTCAAGCCTGTTGGTCCCCCAACGCTGAGCAGCCTGAGCCCCGACATCAAGTCGGTCACCGTCGATGGGGACTTCCTATTCATCGACGCCGAGATCAGCGCGGCCTCGAACGATGGCTATGTCGAGCGCATGGCTGACGTGGTCGAACCCGTCGCCAAGGCGTTCAAGAGCGGCGTTGCGGATAACGTGGCCGGGGTGAAATCCGTGGCGATCACCTTCGACACGCCCGTTGTCGATCGCCTTGGCAACAAGAGCGATGGCCAGCTCGTGACGATGGGGTTCAGCGCCTCCGACCTGAAGGCGGCGCACTATGAGAACCTCGGTCCCTACAGCATCATGGCGCTGACCAACCACGTCCAGTTCGCCGACCAGGACGCCGTCGATGGCGTCGCCGCCTGGTGCGTCAAGAACGCTCCGGTGGGCGCCTCCTTCTGCAAGGCTATGCTAGCCCAATAGGGTCCCAGTTCGGACGCGCCGCCTGACCGCGTGGCGCCGCCGCGCGCGTTGCTTTTCCCTTATTCCCCTTGGGATTGAGAAACTGGGCCCCGATTCCGCGAACTGGGACCCCTCAGGTCCCACTTCCGCCTGGCCGCGCCCAGTTAGCCAGCGACCGCGGCGCCCGCCGCAGCCCCGCCGCGCAGCTCTGGTTTTCCCTTGCTGGGAAAGCGTTTGTGCGTTCCTCGGAAGCCCCTCACAGGGGCGCGGCGCCCGCGCGCCGACTCTAACCGGTCCTGTCCGAACCACTGTCTAAACGGACCGGGACTCTAGACAGCGAAACGCATTTTCGATTTCGCCGAATTTTTCTGGAGCCCTTGCCCGGTAAGGGTTTCGTCCCGCCCCATCCCGTCCAGTCCCGCCTTATCCCGGACTCTAATCACTCCTGTCCCCTAACATCGACGATCATATTAGCGCTGGGATTTCTATCAGCAGTATACTCTATCAAGTTAATCAATATATCATGGACTACACGTCCAATTCGAATTCTAAATTCGGCACATCTTCATCAGAACAATGCTCTTTCAAAATTGGAGCAAGGTCCATCAGCTGATTTGCACTACGATAAAACGCATCCAGCATTAACAATGCGAATTGGTCATTCATCGTTTCTACCTCGTAGAGAGCCCTAATCTCTCTTTACAATCATTAAGGCGCCTATGAAAGTCATTGAAATTGTTTCCGACGCCAGGTGGGCGATCCAATATCCTCCAGCACTCCTCGATGCATTGGTCGACGGGGAAGCGTCGTCACGCAGGGTTGGGTGAAAAAGCAGCCGCCCTCTCCCGGCGGCCCCGCCTAAAACCTCAGCCATCCCCACAACCCGGCCGGCCTTGCGGCCCCCGCCTTCGCCCGCTCGGCCTCGCAGCGCGTCTCGATGTCGAGCACATCGCCCAGGCGCCCGTTGGCCTGGTCCAGGCGCGCGGTCTGGCCGTCCAGGGCGATCCACAGCGCGCCCGCCGTGGCGTCAGCCGCCGGCAGCGGGGTCGGCGGCACCGGCGTCCGATAGGCCTGCGGGATCAGGGCCGAGCAGTTGAACGCAGGCGGGGTCGCCTCGATACGCGCCATAGAGGCACAGCCCACGACGGCCGGCGCTGTTGAGGCCAGGATCAAGGCCCTGGCCAGAGCCGGGTGCGGTTTGGATCGCATGGTCGTTCTCCTCGTGCCGGGCCTCGCCGGCCGCATCGCGGGCCGCGCCGGCGGCGATCACGGTTCCGGCGGCTTGACTGGCCTTGGCGTCGGCGTTCGCCATCGCCGCCGCGCCCTTGGCCGCCTCCAGTTCGGCCTGCAGCCTGGCCGCGTGACCGGCTTCCGCGCGCCATAGCCACAGCGCCAAGGCCAGCAGCGACGTGAGCAAAGCCATCGCCGCCGCCCGCCAATGAGTCAGGATCAGCGCCCAGGTCATGCGGTCGCCTCCTGCGCGCGCGCCGCCGCCAGCGCCTCGGCCGTCACCGTGTCCACCCGCTTCAGCCAACCCGCGCCGAACGCGGGAAAGCCGGCCAGGGTGCGATAGCGGGCCGCCCGCGCCGCGCTCATCCGCCCGATACGCTCGCTCGCGCTTCCCGCCCCCGCGGTGGCCAACAGGCGCCGGGCCTCGCCCACGCCCATGTTGACCGCCGCATCGAACGCCATCAGGTCCAGCCCGGCCGCCAGTGCCTCGCACCCCGCCGGCCGCCAGTAGAAGGCGCGATAAAGGCTCGCCGCCTCGCCCAGGGTCATATCGCGCAGCGAGTCGGGGGTCGCCGGGCGCCCCAGCGCACGCGAATAGGCCGCCAGGGTCACGCCCATATTGGTCGGGCCGCCCCGGTCGCGCGGATCGTCGACATAGCCGCCCTCCAGGGCCAGCACCGTCTGCAGGCACGCCTCGAACCGGCCCTCGGCCGGCGCGGCGCTCATGCGCCGGGCTCGGTGGGATTGGTCCAGCGGATCAGCCCGGCGATGGCCGCGATCATCGCCGGCGCATAGGCCGTCAGCGCGGCCAGCAAGCCCGCCCAGGTGGCCCAGGCCGCCTTCTGCAGCACCAGCGCCCCCACAATCACGGCGGGCAGGATCACCAGCAGGTGCACGCACACCAGCGCGCCCAGCACGCGCCCGATCGCGGGGGTTGCGTTGTCGGCGCCGGACAGCAGCAGCACGCACCAGCCGCTCCAGGTCGCGGGCGCGCGCGCCGGCGCGCGTGAAGGCGCCGCCGCGGATGCGTCGGTCATGGCAGTCTCCAAGATTGAGGGAAGGCGCCGGCGGGGCCTAGGCCGCCGCGTCCTCGTTGCGCTCGCGGAAATAGTCGCGCGCCTGGTCGATCAGCCGGCGCTTGTCGGTGGCCCATTGCAGCAGGCCATGCCGGTCATAGGCCACGTCCCGCGCGGGATCGTAGGCGTTGCCGGTCAAGATCTCCCACCGTTCCACATAGCGCCGGTCCGCCTTGTGACCGTGAAAGCGGTGGTGGATCGCGCCGGGCAGATAACCGATGTTGCGCTTGACCGCCGCCTCGGCCCGCGCCTGCCACGCGAGCACCATCTCCTTGTAGTTGCGGTGAATTCCGCCAGGATAGGACTGCTCGCCCTGCCCGATCAGGGCGCACGCCATATGGTGGTCGCCCGCCCCCATCACCGCCCGGTCGATCATGCCGCCCACCGCGTTCCACGCCTCCATGCGCCAGAACCAGGCATAGCCGGGATGCCAATAGGGCCCGCCATAGCGATGCCCGCCCAGCCGGTTGTTCGGCCCCAGCCGCGCGCCCTGACGCCAACAATAGGCGAAGCCCTTGTGCGTCTGCATCGGCTCGCCCTGCGGCCCATAGTCGATCGCATGGCTGAACGGCTGCACCACGTCATAGTGCTGCAGATATTCCACCGTCTCGCTCGCCCAGTCGTCGCGCTCGAACGCCACATCGCCGTCGACCCAGCCCAGATAGCGCGCCTCGGGCGGCAGGTGACGCGCGCCCACATTGATCAGGTTCTCCTTCAGCCACAGCTCGCTGTCGCAGCGCACGCGAATGTGGCGCGGATTTTCCGGGTCCAGCACCGCCGGCTCGCGCTCGCCGAACGTCGCCTCCACCACCCACACCGTCGCGCCCGAGGCCTCCATCCGGGGCAGGAACTCCCGAAACAGCCGCACCCGCGAGCGATAGCGCACGGGGTTGGACATGACCGCAATGACATGCAGGTCCGACGCGGAAAGCATGAAGGCCTCGCTTGATGCAAAAATAAGGAAACGGGATGTGACGGCGGCCTTGAGCGCTGGCTCCGGCGCCCACCGCCTGGTCAGGCGCCGGCGGCTCTGACCGAAAGCCGCCGGACCGGCCGCCGAAGCGCCGACGGGCCGCCGCGCAATTGATCGGGGTCGGGCGCCGGGCTAGAAAAGAAGCGCCCAGTCCGGGCGGTCAGCGTTGGGCGTCATCGATGGACGAAATTCAATCGCCGCCCCCGCGAGACCGCATGTGTGGGTCGACGCCCTGCGCGGCCTGGCGGCGTGCCTGGTCGTCGTGTCCCACTATCTGTGGACTCCTTTGGCCGCCTACGAAGGCGTGTGGCACTACATCATCAGCCCGGGCGAGGCCGGCGTGGCCGCGTTCTTCTGCATCAGCGGCCTGGTCATTCCCTTCTCGGTCCGCAAGGACAGCGGGCCCAAGGGCGCCGCCGGCTTCCTGATCAACCGCGCCTTCCGCCTCTACCCGGCCTATTGGATCGCGGTCCTAGTCGCCGTGCTGGCCAGCCACCCGCCGCTGCGCAACGTGCTGATCAATCTGACCATGGCGCACCGCTTCGTCGGCGTGCCCGACGTCATCGCCGTGTTCTGGACCCTGCAGGTCGAGATCGTGTTCTACGCGATCATCACCGCGTTCCTGGTCCTGGGCGTCAACAACCGGTCCAAGGCCTATTGGGTGTCGTGGATCGTGGCCCTGTCGCTGGCCCTGGCGTGCGGCCTGACGCGGTATGTCCTCCACATCAAGGCGCCGGTGGCCCTGTTCGCCGGCCTGACCGTGATGTTCGGGGTCGCGACCTATTTCGAGAACGGCCTTCGCCGGGCGCTGGGTCCCCGCCTGCTGCACGCCGTTCTGGCCGCCTCGGTGCTCATCCTCCCGGCCACCTGGATCATGTCCTACATGCAGAACTGGGGCTACGGAGAGGTCAAATACCTGTCGGGCATAACCTCCATCGTCAACTACAGCGTCGCCACCCTGACCTTCGTCCTGTTTTCCCGGATCAAGAAGGTCTGGGGCGTCTTCGTCTTCCTGGGCGACATCAGCTACCCGCTCTATCTGTTCCACGCGCCGATCCACGACCTCATCGTGGCCAAGCTGTCGTCCCACCTCGGTTTCTGGGGCGCCACCGGCCTCAGCGTGGTCGCCGCCCTGATCCTGGCCACCCTGGTGCACCGGATCATCGAGCGCCCGATGATCGCGCTCGGCCGACGCCTCGCCAAACCTCTGCGCATGGCGTCCAGCCAGCCCCCGCCGCCCCTCGGCCAGCCCCTCCCCGACACGCCTGCGACGGCGGACGCGTAAGGGGTTGGGGGCGGCCAGACAGGGGGCTTTTTGAATGACGTCTAGCGGCGCGATCATTTTGACACTGGTGCTAGCGGCCATGGCGGGTGCAGTTCTGGGAGCAAAAGTCCGTTGTGACGACCCGCGGCGACGAATGATCAATGCCGCCAAATGGAGCGGTCTATTCGCGGTGGGCGCAGCTGCCGGTTGGATTTTGCTCAAGCTCATTTCAACGGTTGCCGGGGGCGGATGAGCCGCAGCTCAGTATCGCTGAGAGCGCCTCGCCTATTGCGCTCGCCGCTAGAACGCTCCCACCAAGGCCCGCGTTACGCCGGCGGCGATGTCCTCGTAGCCTGCAATGGACGGGTGATATTGGGCCGCCGATCCTGCCCAGCCCTGGCTTTGCGCCTGCGCCATGCCGCCGACCCGGCCGTTCCAATCGATCATTGGCACGTTAAGCGCTCCGGCCACGCTCCGCACCGACGAAACGTATGGAGCCTGGACCGCTGCAGTAACGACGCTGGTCAGGGTTGGAAACGGCGTCATGATGATAACGTCAGACTTACCCAGCGTCGTCACAGCACCGGCGATCGCCGTCAGATTGGCGGCGGTATTGGCCGCGCCGACGCCGTAAATCCAATCGTTGATTCCCAGGCTGATGATGTTGAGCGATGCCTGATAGGCGGTCGACTTGAGCACGAGGCCAGGATTCCAAGCCGAAGCAGTCGCCGCCCATTGCGTAGTCGTTGATCCACCCGCGCCCATGTTGCGGATGCGCACTCGGTGAATAGTCGAGTTGTAGAAATCGACACCGGCGATGTAGAGCGTGCCAGAGCCTGTCCGCTGGAGGCAAAGCGAATGCGTCGCTGACGCGCCGAGGCTGATTGTCAGGGTGTTGATGCCGCTACCGGTCGTGGAATTGGCTCCGCTGACCGACCCGCTGTCCACTTGGTAGGTGAAAGACGCCGAGCTTCCGGTGCTGATGTAGAAGATCGTGGCGTGATCTTCGGCGAGGGCTGTAGTGGTCGTCAGACAGTTGGTGGTCGTGCTGTTCTGATCAGGTTGACCGCCAGGTATATTGGAACCCAAAGCGCTCGGAGCCCACCCGGAGCCGTCGCTGACGTTCGGATAATAGCCTGCCAATGTCGAGCCGTGCGCCCCGGCAGAGCCGTCCCCGAACCAGTTATCGGCCGAGGCTGGAATGCCGCTGGCGGTGAGTTGCGCGGCCAAGTCGGTAGGAAACGAAGTGACCCGCGCATTGGCATAGACTGCATCGGCCGCCCCCGTGGAGTTGACGCCCGCTGACGTGCTGTCGCCGATGATATTGACAACTGTGTCGGAGACGCCCGCGCGAGTATTGGCAAGCGCCAGCCGAAAGTTCGCTAGGTTGGCATACGAGAGGTTATAAGCCCCGGGGATCGCGTCAGTGTTGCTGAACATGGGCCCCATACCCACCGGCACCGCCCACGCCGGCTTGGCGACGGCGAGGAGCGCCGCGAGGGCGCAGAGAAGACGCTTCATGACGGCGGCCCTCATTTCAGGTTGGCGTAGGCGCAGGTCGCGGTCGTGCCGCTGGCGTTCACGGTGGTGATGGCGATGGGCCAGGTCTGCTGGCCGGCCTGCGCCGCCCACACGCCGGTCGATCCGTCGGCGTAGGTCACGCTCACATTGCCCGCCGCGGTGCAGGTCGCCTTGAGCGTGCGGCGCGCCTGGCTGTCGGCCGCGCCCACGGTCAGGGCCACCTCGCCCTGGAACGGCGCGTTGTTCGAGGCGCCCCCGACATCGGTCTGCGGCAGGGGCGTGGCGGCGGTCACCGCCACGGCGTTGACGCCGTCGGGCGCGGTATAGCCGATCGGGCCGGGCGCGGCCTGGGCGGCGCCGGCGGCGGCCGAAGCCAGGGCGGCGAGCGCCAGCGCGACCGCGGCGCAAAGCCGTGTCTGGGTCATGATGTCCTCGTGGGTGGGGCCGCCGGGAGGGCGGCGGGGAATTGAGCCGGGTCAGTCGCCCGCGGCGCCGCGCCGGGGACGCGCGCGCAGCATCAAGTGGGTCACGCTGTCCTCCACCTGCTCGAAGCGGCGAGCGAAGGTAGTCTTGATCTCGTCGACGCTGGCCTTGAGCGCCTGCAGCGTGGCGGTGATCGCCGCCAGGGCCGCGCCGCTGTCCTCGCCCTGCCGGGCGCGCGCCTCCAGGCCCTCGACCCGCGCCGACAGCTTGCCGAGGTGAAAAGCGAACAGCGCCGCCTGGATCACCAGGCCAAGCGCGGTCAACGCCACGCCGGCCAGGGCCATCACATCCACGCTCGGCGCCATGGGCTATAAGCCGCTCAGGACGCTGCTGATCAGGGGGTTAAGCCAGGAATTGAAGCTGCCGCTCTCATTATCGCTCGCCGTCTCGTTGGTCCTGTCGATGTTGCCCGTCGTGCTCGTCGTCCCGTCATTGTTCGGGAACGTCCCAAGGGTCGAGTTCATCAGGCCCTGCATGGTGATCGGATACTGCTGGGCCAGTTGCCACTGCTGATAGGCGTCGTTCAGCGCCTGTTGCTGGTTGGCCTGCTGGGCGTCGCCCGCCGCGCCGATGGCGCCGGCCCGCTGCAGCGCCTGGGTCAGCTGGGTGTTGCCGAGCGTACCCAGAGTGTTGGCGGCGTTGAGATTGAGCGACGCGCCCTGCAGGCCCGCGCTCTGGTTGGCCTGGGCCGCCTGCATCTGCCGGGCGAGGTCGCTCTGGGCCGCGCTCTGGGCCTGGGCGTAGTTCGACTGGTTCAGGCTGGCCAGAGTGGCCGCCTGCTGCCTCGCATAGCTGTCGTCGGTCAGGTTCTGCAGCACCGCCGAGCGCGAACCGCCGAACGCTCCGGCCTGGGTCGCCTGGGCCTGGTCGCCCGCGTCGGCGATGGCCTGCTGGCGGTTCAGGTCGCTCAGCGTGCTGTCGATCACGCTCTGCTGATAGGGGTTCATGTAGCTCGACAGGTCGGCGCCCGCCAACTGCGGCGCCGAGATCGTCTGGGGCGTATAGGCGCCCACGCCCTGCGCCAGGTTGATCGCGCCGCCCACCGGCGCCGAGCCGGTCTGGTTGTCATAGACGCCCGCCTGGGCGTTCTGCGCCGCGATCTGGTCGGGCGTGAAGCTGGCGACCATCTGGCCCGTATAGGGCTGAAACGGCGTGCTGGTCAGGGCCTGGGCGTGCGCCAGATTGCTGTTCAGCGCGGCGTCCAGCGTCGGATTGGGCGTATAGGTCGAGGTTCCGGAGGAGCTCTGCTGGCTCCCCCCGAGGGACAGGCTCATGGGGTCAGGTCCTTGCTATAAACAGTCCAGCCAGTTCGGTAGCCGAGCGCCGCCAGCGCCCGCGCCCACCCGGTCCGTGGCCCGCCGCCCATCAGGCGCGCGCAGCCCTGCGTTCTCGCCCACGCCACGATGGCCGGCTCCATCGCCAGCAGCGCCTTGAGGTCGCCGCCGAGCAGCCAGATGTTGCAGGCCCGCAGGCGCGGGTAATCGTAGAATTCCGTCACCACCGCGCAGCGGCGCCCTGGCCAGAAGTGCGCCCGCCCCTGCTCGATCAGCCGCGCCACGTCCTCGATGTCATGCGTGCCGCCGGCGTGCGCCAGCGCCGCCTCGATGTACGGGAGGCAACGCGCCCAGGCCTGGGCCGGTGTTTCGGGCGCGGGCGATTGATCCGTGTGCGCAGGCTGAGCGGCGAGCCGGGGCGGGACCATGCGATGCCTCTTTGTTAGACCAGACGGGATAGGCCAGCCCGCCGCTGCAGACGTTCAGATCGCCGTCCAGATCAGCGCGCCCGAACTGTCCACCGTCAGTCTGCCGACCGTCCCGTCGGGCTTGGCCAGCAACACGAACGGCAAAGCCACCCCGCGCTTGAGGTTGTCGGCGTCGGCCTGCTCCAGGGCGCCGCGCAGGCGGGCCTGGTCGGCCGCATCGTAGCGGGCGGGCGCGGCGGCGAGCTTCATGGGCAGCCTCTTATTGGGGATCGCCCGGGATCAGGTCCAGGCGGATGGCGCCGATGCGCCAGTCGTCGCTCGCGGCGCCGGTGAAGCGCACGCGGATCTGGCGGGCCTGGAACAGCACATCGGTCGGACTGGTCAGGGCGAAGGGGCCATAGGCGGTCTCCGGTCCGTCGGGCCAGGGGCGGCCATAGAAGGTCGCGGTCACGTCGCCGTCGGCCGAAGCGTCGGGGATCAGGCGTTGCACCTCGACCTGCGTATCGCCCTGCCCCAGCTCGATCGGGCCGCTCTCCAGATAGGGCGCGGCCGCGCCGACATAGGACACGCCGGTCTCGTGCTCGTAGAGCAGGCCCTCCGCGTCGACCATCAGCGGCGTGGGATAGACCCCGCGCCCGCTGCCGGCCAGGCGCGCCAAGGCGCCGATGGTCCAGACGTTGCGCGACTGGCGGCTGCTCTCGCGATAGGCCCAGGCCACATAGCGGTCGCACTCGGTCGAGGCGGCGGAGGGATAGAACCACCAGACCTCGCCGTGGTCGGCCAGGTGAACCGCCGACACCTTGCTCGACTGATCCAGGTTCAGGTCGCCGAACACATGATCCTGCACATCGCAGTCGAGCGGCTGCACGCTCTGGCCATCGAACAGCCAGAAGCCGCCGCGTCCCATCCACGCCGCGATGGAATCGCGCGCCGCGACCGCGCCCTTGCTGATCACGCCGCAGCCCGACCCCACTCTCTGGAATCCGAACACCAGGGGCGTGCCGATATAGCCCGCGCGCCATACGTCCACGTCGGTGAACAGCAGCGCGCCGCCGGCCACCGCCTTGCCGCACTGGAGCGTGCCCAGGGTGGCCAGGTCGTAGTCTCCGGCCTGGTTGGTGGCGTCGGCCGTCCACAGGCTGATGTTCTGCTGGTCGCACCACGCGACCTTGCGCCGGTCGCCGCCCGCGCCCAGGGCGAACAGGAACCGCTCCTCTGACACCACCAACCCCTGGCACCCGGTCGGCGCCCCGCTCACCGCCGCCGCCGCTGCAGCAGGGTCCAAGGCCCACAGATAGATCTTGCCGTCCGTGTCGGCGCAGGCGACCAGATCCTCCCCCCAGCCATCCAGGGACCAGGTGGTCGCGGGCAGATAGGCCGTGGTGTTTGGCCGTGGCTCGCCAAACACGTCCGCGCCATAGGCTCCCCCGCCATAGCCCAGGTTCTGCGCCGCGTCCGCGCGTCCGACCGTGTAGCCAGTCGGCGTGATGTCGGCGTTGTCGCCATCCTCGGCCTGGACATACAGCTTGGCGTGGGTGCCGACCGCGATCCAGCGGCTGTTGGAATTGTCGCGCCACGTCAGCAGCGCCCGCGCCGCGCCGGCGAACGCCGCCGCCCCCGAGCGCACCTGCCAACCGCCCACGGGCTTGATCTGGTCCTGCTGGAACCGCACCAGATGGGCGTCGCACCAGCGCCCTTTGGACTGGTAGGTCGTCCCGTTCCTGAAGACGCCGGCCGGCGGCGCGATCGTCGCGAACGCCATCGCCTCACGCGGTCTTCATGATGAAATACAGGCCGTAGTACGGCGGCAGATTGGTGCTCGCCGTCGCCGTATGGGTGTGCGGCGCGCCCGCGCCCGTATCGCCCACGCTGATGTCGGCATAGCCCGTCTCGACGCTGACATTGGCGTTGCCGGTGGCCACCGTGATGTTGGCGGCCGCGCTCTGGGTGTCGGCGCCGCCAGGATTCTGGCCGACGTTCGCGCCGCTGGTGTTGGAGCCATAGGCCCCGCCGTTCAGCACCATGAACTGGCCGGACGACGCCGCGTGGGCGTGGCCGCTGTCGGTTGCGGCGTGTCCGTGGCCGCTGTCGCTGGCGCCGTGGCTGTGGCCCGAGTCCGACGCGCTATGGCTATGACTCGGCAGTTGGTCGACCGTCAGGGCGGCGCCATTGACCGTGATGGTCTGGGTGGCCGAACCGCCGCTGTCGCTGAGGCCATGGCTCGCGCCCGCGCCGACGATGAACCGGTCGCGCAGGTCCGGCGTGCCGTTGGTCCCGTCGCAGATCGCCCAGCCGCTCGGGCAGTTCGCCGCCAGACCGTACCAATGGATGATCATGCCGGCGGTGAACACGGCCGCGACCGCATCGCTGACCGACTTCATCTGCGCGTCGATGCTGTCCAGGTCGCCGTTGAGCTTGGTTCCCCAACTGTCGGACGACGCGCCCACCTCGGGCTTGGTCCAGCCATAGTTGGCGGTGGTGGTGTCAGCCATCTCAGCCTCGGATGATGTTGAATCGGCCGCCGCCGCCAACCGGCGCGTCGGTCAGCAGTTGCGCGGCCGACCCCGTCCGGTCGGCCGTCTCGATGTCGGTCAGCGCCGCGCCGAACAGCGAGCTCCAGGTCTGCAATCGGTCGTCCGCCCGCAGGTAAGGGGCCGACTGGGCCAGCGCGCCGTACAGGTACGCATCCGGATGGCTGGCCAGGAGCCAGTTGCTGGGATTGCCCTCCGACAACGCCGGCAGGGCCTGCAGATAGACCAGCTCAGCCGCATAGGCCCCGTCCGGCGCCGGATGCAGCCGTATCTGCTGGCCATACAGGGCATAGAACCGCGGCCGCCCGCTGCTGGCCGACCGCACCATGGCGTCGATCTTCTCGGGCGTCAGGCAGCGCAGCACGCCCGGCGAAGCGCCCGTCAACTTGACCAGCCGCTCAGACAGAAAGTCGCCGGGCAGGTCGACGTATTCGGCCGACCAGCTGGCCGCCAACCGCGCCGTCATCGGCCGCACGCGCAGCCGCCGGTTCATCTGCGCCTCGGCCAGGGCGATGAAGCTGGGGATTTCGTCGGTCAGATCGGTGCGCCGCAGCCAAGCGGCGATCTCGGCCTTGAGGCCGTCGTAAGTGCTCAGCGTCACGCATGCCTCCGCGCGAAAGGGCGCGCCGGAGAGCGCATTGCTCTCCGGCAAGGTTCAGGGGCCTTAGGCGGTGATGCGGCACGCCATCTGCGGGCGGATGGTCTCGTAGCCGTAGAACACGTCGATCCGGCACGGGAAGGCGTCGTTGTTGATGTCGTAGGCGCGCACGATGCGCATCGACACCCCGTCGTAGACCTCGCGCGCCACGAAATCGACGCCGCGCGGCAGCACCAGGTCGGCGGTGGCGAAGGCGAAGGCGTCGCGGTGGAACGCCATCTCCTGCTCATAGCCGGTGTTGGCCGCGCCCACGACCGTCAGGGCCGCGCTGTTGGCCGGCGAGGCGGTCACGCTCTGCGCGGCGCCGCTGGTCACGATCGCCGGGCTGATCGGGATTGAGCCGCTGGTGCCGGTGAAGGTGGTGTCCGACGTGCACACGAACTGCTGCAACTGTTGGGTCGCCGCCTTGGTCTCGGGATGCACGCGGTAAACGCCGGCGATGGTGAACACCGTGCCGTCCTTCATCACCTGACCGTTGGTCACGCCGCCCACGGTCAGGCTCGAGCCGGTCTGATTGGCGCCGGAGACCGTCACGCTCGAGCCCGATCCGATGTCGCCGTTGGTGTGGGTGGGCACCAACGGGTTCTCGTACCAGTCAAAGCCCGCCGTGCGGCCCATCGCGCCCTCGCGGTACTGCTCGCGGATGGCGCTGGAGTCCTGGAACAGCCCCTTCAGCGCATCGACGATCGTGGCCGTGGCGAGCGGCGACAGGTGCGCCGTGCGGTTGGCGTCCATCGGCGTGAGGCTGTTGTTCAGCTTGGCGCGCGACTGCAGATAGGTCAGCAAGGTGTTGGGCGTGGTGCCCGCCGTGCCGACCTGCTGGTACACGTCGCGGTACATGGTGAAGGCGTCAGCCTCCAGCGAGGCGGCCAGCACCGCCATGGCCGGCTCCAGGATGCGGCTGGAGAAATCGTCCAGCGACATGGTCAGCTCGGCCGAGGAGAAGTTCACGTCCACGCCCTTTTGGGTGGCGATCTGCAGCGACACGCTCTGCTCGGCCACGTCCTGGGCCGACAGGGTCTTGCCGGTGCGCACCGTGTACTGGTTGGGCAGGCGTATCTTGAGGGTGTCGCCGATCTTGGCGCCGGCCTTGGCGAAACTGTCGTCGTACTGCCGGTTGATCGCGCCGATGAAGGTCAGCTTGTTGTGCAGCACGCGCAGCGCTTCGCGGGTGATCTGCTGGGGAGTGAGAAGGGTGTTCGCCATGGTCTATCGGCCTTTCTTGCGCAGCTGGCCGCGCCGGTGGCGGATCCAGTCTTCGGTGGACATGCGGTTGGGGTCTTGAGGGGCCGAGCCGCCGCCGCCCACCTGGATGGCGGGGCGCACGGCCTGGGTCTTCGCCAGCGTGTCGCCGGCGGCCTTCGCCTGGCCGGCCTGATGGCCAACCCAGGCGTGGTGGAGCAGCATCACCAGGCGCGGATCGTTGATCGCCTGCACCTCGCTCGGCTGAAGGCCCTGGCTTAGGGCGAACCCGGCCAGACGCGCGGCGTGCTGGGGCGACCATCCGGGCAGGCGCTGGGCCAGTTCGGCCTGCGCCTGCTCGGTCTGCAGGGCGCGTTGGCGCTGCTGGTCAAACGCCTGCACCTGCTGACGATGCGCCAGCTGACTCGACGCCAGTTGATGCGCCTGCTTCATCTGGAACAGCTGATGCAGTTGCTGGGCCGCGGCCGCCGGATTGGCCCGATGCAGCGCGCCCCAGTTCTGGCCTTCCATCTGCGCGATCTGGTCGCCCAGGGCGACGATCCGCGCGCAGTCGGCCAGATTGGCCCCATGCGCCTCCGCCGCTTGCTGCAACGCCTGATGGCCGGCCTGCAGCGCCTGCCCATGCGCGTCCAGCGCCCGGACGTGGCGCGTCAGCGCGCCGTGCAGCGCCGCCGGAATGGCGTAGGTCTGGCCCTGATGTTCGATGGGAACCAGGCCGTCCGCGTCCGGCTCGGGCGGGGCTTCGGCCGCGTCATCGTCCTCCGGCGCGCCGGCATAGCCGTCCGCGCCCGCATCCGGCTGCGCCGGCGGGTTCTGTCTCATTGAGGTCCTCTGGGTTACGGCGGGTTTAGGCCGCCGGCGTCTGCAGCTTCTGCACCGCTTCCATGCGTTCGGTGCTGGCGCGGTATTGGTCGATGTCCAGCTTCTGCTGTTGCAGGTCGCGCGCGCCCTGCAGGGCCGCTACCTGCTGCTGCAGCGCCTGCACCTGCCCCGTCACGGCCGCCGCTTGCGGATTGGGGCCAAGCCCGCCCGCGCTGGGCTGCAACTGCGGCGGCAACAGCGCTTTCAGCCGCTCGGCGATCTCGTCGGCGCCCGGCCAGTCCAGGTTCTTGGCTAAAAGGTCGCCCAGCACCGGCGCGGCCTGCGGGAAGGCCTGGATCAAGGCGATCATCTGGTTGGCGGCTTCCTCGCGCCGCGTGGTGAAGCTGGGGCCGGCCTCTACCGTCAGGTCGTACTTGCCAACGGTCAGGTCGAACACCTGCTCAAGCGCTTGGGCAGAGCCGCCGCTCGCCTGCGCGCCGTTCACGGTCACCACCTGGGGTTCCCCGCCCGGGCCCAGCACGCGCAGCATGCGCGGCGTGGAATAGACCCGTGGGATCAGGTCGATCATGATCCGCCCCGCATGGCGGATGGCGCGCGACAGGTTGTCGATGAAGTGGAAGGTAGAGACGTCCCCTTCCCTCTGCCGCGCCAGGATCGCGCGGCCGGAGTTCTCGTTCGAGGCCGCGCCCAGCGACGCATCGTAAAGGCCCAGGATCGACTTGATATCGTCCGAGGCGTTCATCGCCTCCTGCAGCGCGCCCGCCGGAACCCGGCGAAGGCCTGCCGTTCGGGCGCCGCAGGGCCGTCGAACTCGATATAGGCGTGGCTGTCGGTATTGGCCGTGGCCCACTTGTCCGCATCGCTCTTGAACGCGCCCTTGGGCCCGATGAACGGCGCGCGCGGCGCCAGCGCCACCAACTCGGTCGAGGTGGTGCGCCAATAGTTGAACATCCGCTGCGGGTCCTTGGCGTCGCGCACAAGCGAGCGCAGGTGCCGCCGGCCCTCCACGAACACCTCGTCGCCATAGACCGGCACGATCGGGATGAACTTGCCCGCCCAATCAACCGTGTCGATCACCTCGGCCCCCGTCAGCAGGTGCTGCTTGACCGCATAGCTGAGGGCCTCTCGCGGGCGGCCGATCACGCTCACCCCGCCCGCGTCGAACAGGGCTTTGTTGCGGGCGTACTCGTCGGCGTCCACCGTCTCGCCGTTCGACAGGGCCAGGATCTGCCGGCGCACCTCGTGGCGCACCCAGTATTCGGCCGCCATCACACGCTCGTCGTCGATCCACGGCGAAGCCAGGCCGCCATAGCCCAGCCCGTCCCAGTCGATCGCGCCGGCGCCCTTGTACTGCCGCGCGAACCGGCCCTTGGGCATCAGGTCCACCACGAAGGCGATGTTCCAGTCGGCGCTGTCGGCCGCGGTCGAATAGGGGTCGGCGTAGATCGAAAAGGGATTGGCCACACGCTGGATGACGATGTCCTGCTCGAACCCGTCGTCGGTCGCGTAGCGCGTGTTGATGCGCAGATAGCCCAGCCCCGAGGTCACCGCCGCGTCCAGCGCCGTGTCGTAGGCCACGTCGGCGTCCGAGCAATATTCGATGTTTCGGATCAGGCCATTATAGATCTCGGCCACCGCCGGTCCCGCCGCATCGTCGGCCGGATGCACCTTGATCGCCGGCCGGTTCTGGCGCGCGTCGTTGACCACCTGGCGGATGAAGGCCGGCAGTCGGTTGATGGTCAGGCACGGCCGCGCGTCCAGATCGCGCTGCTTGCGCACCTCCAGCGGCCATTGCTCGCCCAGCCGCGCAAAGCGGATGTCGTCCAGCGCCTCGGCCCGCGCCTCGGCCTCGTGCGCCACGCACAGCTCGAACGCCTCCTTGGCCTCTTTCAGCAGGTCGTCCATGCCAGGTCCGTCAAAAAGAGAAAATGGGTGCGCCCCGGCCGCGTCCCGCCTTGGGGAATGCGCCGCTCACGGCCGTGCGAGGAGCCGGGGCGATGGTGATGTGCGCCGACAAATCAGTTCTTGATTTGTTCGAAATCCCGACTTCTAATATTTGGAGGGCGGGAGAATGAGCATGTCAGGCATCGGCTGGGTATGGCCGCTGGGTTTCTTTATCGCGATAACTGGCCTCAAGATCGTTTGGCCGAGCTACGTCCGTTCCAAGCCGCCGCCGTGGCCGAACCCGGAAGTCCGGCGCGGGTTCCTGGTAGCGGGTGCGATCGTTTTTCCGATCGGCCGCTTCGTCTATTCAAGATTCAAAGACGAACCCCACGATCCCGCCACGATCTGCCTAGACGCCATCCGTTCAAATATCGACGACGCCCAGGGGCTGGCATTGTTTGGGGCCATCTTGAGCGGATCGGCGCCCATGTGGTTTTTGATCGGCGGAGGCTTGCTCATGCTATTTCAGCTCGGCCGCGCCTCCGGCTTTTGGAGCGCCCTGCGCAGGATCGAGAACGCACAGCGACTGGCTCCCCAATCTGTTTCCGCCAATGGTTAGGTTGACGACTGGCCTTGCAACTGCGTCAGACGGGCCTGAATGGCTTGGATCTCATTTTGAAGCATGGGGCTCTCGACTCCCGTCATATAGGCGCTCGTCGCGGCGCCGGCGGCGCCCACCGGATTGTCGGACTTCAGGAAATTGAAGACGTCTCCCAGTATTCCGCCTGGCGACGCCACGCCGGCGCGCTTTGTCACCACGCCGCTAGCCCGGTTAGCCATGCCGCCAAGCGCAGCCATCGTGCGCGCTTGCGCCAATTGTTCCTCCTTACGCTGCAGGTCGTAATTCAACGCGTCGGGGTCATTCCAGCGCCAGCTGTTGCGTTCGTAGTCCAGGGCGCCGGATGGGTTCATCGGGGCGCCGCCAGCCGTCTTGATCAGCCGTGGATCGTTCGGGCCTGCGAAGGACGCGGCGCTAGTGGCTTGACCGTCCGGGGGAACCCGCACCATGCCCAGCACGCCGCCGTTCTGATCCGACGCGCCTGCTCGCCATCCCCAAGCCCCCCGGACTGGAAAGCCCGGCAGGTCATCGCCCGCCCCGGTTGAGGCCCCGCCCTGCGCGCTGTCGACGGGGAGGGTGCTCGGATCGGCGCCGCCATATTCGTCAGGGTCCATGGTTCGCGCTCGCATGTCGCCTCCCTGGCCGCCAACGCCTGTGCGCCAGCGCGGGTTTAAATGAATATCGGGAGCCGCCAGTCCCACGCCGCCGTAGCCGCGCATCTGTCTGGAGTAGGTGAATGATGGTCAAACCTGCCTGACTCGTCAAGCGGAAGTTCTTTATTTGTTCCCATGGACGCCCCGCGTCGTTCACGGCGACATGAGCCACATAACCCCGCCGGCACGACCCAATCGAATAGGCAATCGGCACGACGCCGCTAACGCGTCCCCTGCTCGGCCACATCGACAATGGCCAAGGCCAGGTCGTGCTGCGCCGCGGCGAGCCGTACGGCCAGCACCGTCGCGTCGTTGTCCTCGTCCATCACCGCCAGCCCCTCAATCGGTTCGCCCGATTTGGCCAAGCGGCTCATCGTGCCCATGCCGTCTTTCCTGGCGGGCGTGACGAACGCCACGACATCTGGACCAAGCCGCCGAATCCGATCGTCGGGATATGGGCCGAACACGAAATCCGCCTTCGGCTCCAGTTTTTCGGCAATAACGGCATCCACAAACGCCCTGCGGCGGGGAAACAGCCGCGCCGCTATCCTGGCCGCCTCGAAGCGCCCCGAGGTGTCGCCGACGGAAACGCTCAGTTGGACCGCAGGGCCGGCCACGGGGCCCTTGGAGGCGTCCCCCAGCCGGGCCGGGGTCACGAGCAGCGTGGCGCCGTTCGAACCGTAAAGCTCGATGCAGCGCCAGCCCCGCGGGGCCAGAACGCCCTTCACATAGTTGCCAACGTACCACCCTAGCCGCGCTGCGAGCGCCGCCGATAGCTCCGGCGCCTTGCCATCGTCCTTCGGCGCTGTCTGCGGACCCAGTTGGCCGTCCGAGCTGCAGCCGATGAAGGGGACGCGCACCGGCTGGGCGTGAGCCCCGCCGGCGAACGCGAGGCCAAGCGCACAAAACATCGACGCTACCCGCATGGCGACAATCCTCCTTTGCGGACGTTAGGCGCCTTGAGGTGGGCGATGCAACGCCCTCACCCCATCCACCCGCCGCCCCCGCCACGCCGCCCCGCCTTCTTTGCCCTGCGCCCCGCCTCCGGCTCCTCGTAGGCCGTCATCAGATAGCGCAGGGCGTCCGCCGGATGGCTGGTCCAATCGTGCAGCGGCCCCAGCGCCACGCGCCGCTTGGGATCGACCCGCTCGCGATAATCGCGCAGCGCCCTAAGACCGGCCTCGCACCGCGCCGCGTCGATCCAGGTCCTGGGCAGCATGCGGCGCACCGTCTCGATCCCGTCGGCCACGCCAACGCGCGGCGTGATGCGCACGCCAAAGCCCAGACCCTCCAGCATCTCCGCCCGGCTCTTGCCGGTGCCCAGCTCGCGCGCCCGCGCGTCGTGCGGCAGGATCAGGGGCGCATAGACATAGGGCCGTTCGCGCAGGGCCCGGGCGTACCAGTCCAGCCCCACGCCTGAATTCTCGACATAGTCGATCAGCCGGATCTCGCGGCCCACGAACTGCGCCAGCCAGATGGCCGTGGCGTCGCCGATACCCAGATCGAACGCCGCGTGCACCTCCGACGCCGGATCGTGCGCCACGCGGCCGATCCGCCCCTCCTCCTCCGCCGCCGTCAACGCCGCGGCGTAGTAGGCGCCGGCGATGGCGGCATCGAAGCTGGTCTCCAGCTCGCGCGCGTATTCGTCGGCCGACAGCTCGGCCTTCAGCGCCTCAAGCTCCGCCTCGGCCAGCAGCCCCGTCTGCGACGCTCTCAGCCGCAAGGCGAACCAGTCGTTCGACGCCTCGGCCCGCTCGTAGAGCTCCCAGAAAGCGTTGCGGCCCTTGGGCGTGCCGATGAAGGCGGCCCACCCCTGCCGGTCGGCCAGGGCCGGGCGGATGACCTCACTCCACGCGCGCGGATCGATATCGGCGAATTCGTCGAGCACCACGCCGTCAAGATAAAGCCCACGCAAACGGTTATAGTTATCTGCGCCGTACAGCCTGATGCGCCCGCCGTTGGGCAGATCGACCCTCAGTTCCGATACGCTCACCACTACGCCCGGTATGGGCGCCGTGTATTGCTTCAGATAGCTCCAAGCCACATCCTTGGCCTGGCTGGTGAAGGGCGCGACATAGGCAAGACGGGGCTCGGGCCGTTCGCACGTCAGCGCCGCGCGGATCAGGTCGTTGACCGCCGCCACCGTTTTGCCCGCGCGCCGGTGCGCCACGATGCACGCCCAGCGCTCCGTGCGCCCGTGAAAGGCCGCGAACGCCGGCCTCGGCGCATAGGGGATCAGGACTTTGCGGGATCGAGCCATGTGAACGTCAGACTGATTTGCCCTTCGTCTTCGCCGCCCATGCCGCCCGCAGTTTGGCCGCCCACCCGCACCGCTTGCGCCGCCCGGCCATAGGCCCGGTCGATCAGGGCGTTGGCCGCCGACACCCGCACGGCCTCCGAGTTGGCGCTTTTCACCAACTCGGCCAGCGCCTCCAGCGCGGCGGCGGCATGCGTCTGCGCGGCCTCGCGGAAGGCGACGGCGGGATCGGGCGCGGTGGGGAGCGGCCCAGGGAGCATGGGCGCGGGCTCGCTCGGGGCCGGCAAAGCCGTCACCGACGCGGCCCGCCTTCGGTTGGCGGCGGCCATTGATAATCCTTTTGGGGGAAGCTGATCCTGCGCCTCAAAAGGGCTTCCAGGAATGAAATCAGGCTATGGATAGGCGCCTGAGTTGGCAAGACGTCCGCCTCACCCCCTCAGCCCCCGATCCCGTGCGATGGCCTCCAGCACCGCTGTCAGCGCCTTGGTGTTGGCCAGCCGCGCCGAGCCGCCCGGCGCGATGGAGTTGATGGTGCGGCCCTCACCAGCCACCAGCCGCAAGACCCACAATTGCCGCCCAGTCCTGGCCAGCGCTTCCCAAGCCTGCAGATTTTCGGCGCGGCCGGCGCGCAACTCGGCGAAGGCCGCGGCGCCCGCCTCCGAAAAGCCGCGCACGGGGGCGGCGAAGTCGCGGTTCAGGTTCGAACGCGGGCCGGCGGCCAGGGCCTCGAAACAGCGGCGGTAAAGCAGTCCCGCATCATATTCGGTCCTGGGCAATCCCCCCTGCTCGAACAGCGTCTGCAGCCCGTCGCGCGAGGTCACGCGCAGCCCGCCGCCACCCCGATCCACCGCTTCGCCCCGCAGGCGCGCCAAGGCCACCGTCTCGTTCAGGCCCGCTTCCACCGCGCGCTCCTCGGCGCGGACTTTGGCCCGCTCGGCGGTCAGCCGCGCCAGATCCTCGCCGCTCAGCCCCCGTCCCTTGCGTTTAGCGGCCAT